CGATACCCCCCCCGCCTAGGGCTAGGGCCCCCCCCGCCGAAGCGGGGTGCAGCCGGGTAACACATTTTGTACCTGAAAGGAGCCTGATAGTGGACTGGGTGACGCACATAACGAATTTACCACAACACCCTGGTATTCAGTGGCTCACCCTGGTACTTCTCTTCATCTTCGGCGGAACCGCCCTGTTTTCGGAGCGCACGTTAAAGGAGCGTTTTGGTGGGATACCCGCTGCTTTTCAGTGGCTCTCCCGAACAAAGGAAAATAGCCGGAAGAAGAAAGAGGAGTACACAGAGAAGCGTATTCGATCCCTCGAAGAGGGGCAAGTCGAACTGGAGAAACGTCTCCAGGAACAGATAACTGAACTACAAAAATCGGAGAGTGAGCAATTCGAGTACATCCGCTGGGTTACACGACTGATGCGGGGTATCGAGCTTTGGGCCGCGGCTAAGGGCCTGGAGCTTCCACCACCTCCGTTCCAAACATTCGTAGAGTGGCGTGAGCGACGAGAGGCTGGTAATGGCGGCACCGCACTTTATCGGCCCGACGTGGGCCACTGACGAGAACGGCGACTGGGTTCTCCCCGAGCACACCCTCGGTTGGGGTATCCTGAACTGGCTTTACAAGTATGTACTTACCCCCGGTGGGCCCTATGCGGGCCAGCCGTTCATGCCCACGATGGAACAGGCTCGTTTCATCCTCTGGTGGTATGCTGTAGATTCTGACGGGCGGTTTGTTTACCGCTCAGGCACTCTGAGGCGTATGAAGGGCTGGGGCAAGGACCCTCTGGTTGGAGCGTTGTCGCTGGCGGAGCTTCTCGGACCTGTGGAATTTTCCCATTTCGACGCTGAGGGCCAGGCGGTTGGCAAGCCTAAGTATGACCCCTGGGTGCAGATTGCCGCGGTGTCCAATGACCAGACGAGGAACACCTTCACGCTATTCCCTTCGCTAATCTCCCCCCACATGAAGGAGGAGTTCGGACTCGACGTCAACAAGACGATCGTCTACGACAACCGAGGAAAGATGATCGAAGGCGTGACTAGCTCCCCTATGGCGCTGGAAGGTAAGCGCCCGACGTTCGTCGTGCAGAATGAAACGCAGTGGTGGATAGAGTCCAACCAGGGTAAGGACATGGCTAACGTCATCGCTGGTAACGTTACTAAGTCAGCTTATGGCTCGTGTCGCAGCCTCAGCATTTGCAACGCTCACGTTCCCGGACAGGATAGCGTAGGCGAGGCTGACTGGGATGCGTACCAGAAAGCTCTAGCGGGCGAGGCTGTAGATACCCGCCTGCTGTACGATGCTCTAGAGGCTCCCTCAGACACGCCTGTCGGTGAGATCCCGTCGGAGAAGGAAGATCCCGAGGGATTCGCCGCTGGCATTGAGTCGCTGCGCCAGGGCCTGTTGGTGGCTCGAGGAGACGCAGTCTGGCTCGACGTAGACTTGATTATTGACGACATCCTCGATATCCGTAACAAGGTGTCGGAGTCGCGGCGCAAGTTCCTGAATCAGATCAACGCCGCTGAAGATGCCTGGTTCTCCCCCGCTGAGTGGGATTCAGGTTACCGAGAGGGCTTGAAGCTCCAGCCTGGAGATAAGATCGCACTTGGCTTGGACGGCTCGAAGTCGAACGACCATACAGCTATCTCGGCTTGTCGCATCAGCGACGGTGCTGTGTTCCTCCTTCGGACGTGGAACCCGGAGAAGATGCCCGATGGGTTGGTTCCCCGCGAGGATGTGGATGCGGTTGTCCGCTCACTGTTTGAGCGTTACAAGGTTGTGGCGTTCCGTTCGGACGTCCACGAGATGGAGTCGTACATCGACGCTTGGAGCAGGGATTACAAGAGGAAGCTGAAAGTTTGGGCCAGCCCGAACAGTCCGATCGGCTTCGATATGCGCGGGTCGCAGAAACGCTTCGCGCTTGATTGCGAGAGGTTCGTCGATGCGATCCTATCTGGAGAGGCCACCCACAACGGTGATCCTCTGCTTCGGTGGTACGTTCTAAATGCCCACCGACACCCGACCCCTTGGGATGCTATCAGCATCCGCAAGGAGTCGAAGGACTCCAGCCGGAAGATTGACGGGGCCGTAACTGCGGTTTTGGCTTTCGGCGCTAGGCAGCAGTACCTGCTTGACCGAAAGACACGAAACGGCACCGGAGGAGGCGCTATCACATGGTAAACACCCAGCCGGTCGAGATTACCCTCGACCAGGCGTTTAATGAGATGGATAAGTACCAGATGAGCTTCCCGCGACTCTGGTCTTACTACAATGCTCAGGCTCGCGACATGGCAATCGGCATCGCCACGCCGCCGCAGCTTCGTAAGCTGCTGGCACAGGTGGGGATCCCGCGTATCTACGTGAGTGCGATCGCTGAGCGGCTGATCCTCGAGGGGTTCCAGCGCGGAGATTCTACCACCTCTGGGGACGACGAGCTCTGGGCTTGGTACCGGGCTAACTCACTGGATTCCCAGATGGTGAACCAGGTTACCGACTCCCTCGTGTATGGCCGATCGTACATCACGATCTCGGCGCCTACCGAGGAGGACGAGGCTAACCCACTGCGAGTGCCCGATATTCCGGTCATCAAGGTTGAGTCACCTCGAGGGCTTTTCGCTAAGATTGACCCCCGAACGGGGGAGGTCTTGTGGGCGGTCAGAAAGGTGTTGGATGATAGTAACCAGGTGGCCTCTGCTACCCTCTACTTCCCGGATCGCACTGAGTACTACCTCCGCGACCAGGGACAGCTGAAGGTTGCAGAAACTGTGCAGCACGGCCTTGGCGTTGTGCCGGTTGTGCCTGTTGTTCGTCGTAGTAACAGCGCTGACTTGTACGGCACCTCGATCATCACCGAGGAGATACAGTCGGTCACCGACGCTGCTAGCCGCATCCTCATGAATATGCAGGCTACCTCTGAGCTTATGGCCACGCCCCAGCGTGTGATCTTCGGTGCTTCGGCCAACGAGATTAAGGGCGACACAAAGTCACCACTGGAGCTGTACATCAACAGCTACATTGCGATCGAAGACCCCCAGGGTAAGGTTTCCCAGCTGAACGCAGCGGAGCTTCGGAACTTCACCGAAGCTATCGACCAGCTTCTCCGCATGGCGGCCGTTTACACGGGCTTACCTCCGAGTTACCTTTCCAGCTCCTCCGACAACCCAGCATCTGCTGAGGCTATTCGAGCAGCGGAAACCCGGCTGGTTCGCACCTGCGAGTCCCTGACAGTGCAGTTCGGGGATGCGTGGGAGCGCGCTATGCGCGTTGCTCTGTTGGTTATGGGCCGCCAGCTCTCGCTGGACGATTTCCGCATGGAAGCCCTGTGGCGCGACCCATCGACACCGACGGTGGCTGCTATCGCGGATGCTACAGCGAAGAAGTATGCGAACGGAGCGGGCTTCATCACTAAGGAACAGGCTCGTATCGATGCAGGCTACTCACCTGAGCAGCGGCGCCGCATGGAGGCTGAAGATAAGACAGACCCCATCAACGCCCTGAACGCTATGTATGAACAGCCGGTGAGCGATGAACCTAGCTGAATTAGAGGCCGCTCAAGCGGCCAACGTAGCGCCCGTGATTAGGTCGGTCACAACGACTTTCGCGGGGTATGCTTCGAGGCAGGTCACCCTCCCCATCTGGAGGTTGTTGCTGCAAACGATCTTCCCGCAAGTTGCTTCCCGTTACACCTACGGCGCTAACCTAGCCCGCCGATTGTACGAGAAGGAGCGGGCCAAGGTCACCGACGCGCCTATGCCGAACCGACCCCTTCCTCGACTCTCCTTCGAGAGGTTCGTTAAGGACATGGAGGAGGTTCGCCCCCTCATGATGAAGCCGAATACGACGGCTAACGAGGTGGCGCGGGCTGCACTGCGTGTGGCTCGGACGGTTGAGAACGGCGGACGGCGGGAGATCCTGCGAGCTGTCAGCGATGTTGATGAGGCTCTTGACGACCAGATTATCTGGGAGGAAGACGACGAGTTCACCTCCTCTGAGATTTCGCTCGATGACCTCCACGACGAGGTTAACGACAAGCGAGAAGCTAAAGGTAAGTCCCGCCTTGTGAGAGGCTGGGCACGGGTACCTACCGGCGCGGAGACGTGCGGCTGGTGCTGGATGCTAGCTTCTCGAGGACCTGTCTACAAGACTGCTAAGACCGCGGGCGCTCGATTTGAGTTCGACGCCGGGGGCGGCGAGCTTGTAGGTGAACAAATGAATGCGTGGCACGACGGTTGCGACTGCAAGATTGTGCCGGTTTTCACAACCAGGAGTTGGGAAGGCCGGGAACGCTGGCAGGCAGCTGAAGCTCTCTGGAATGACGTCACACGACGCCAGGGGTACCGAGGCCACGAGGCTAGAAAGGCTTTCCGCCGCGAGGTGGAAGCAGGCAGAATACAAGAACTTCTACAGGATGCCCAGGTGGCAGCCTAGAAAGGTGAATCACCGTGAGTGAAGACACCTCGACCGCCGAGAACGTGAGCCAGGAGCTCCCGGACTGGGCACGTGACCAGATCACGAAAGCTAACTCGGAAGCGGCTAAGTATCGCTCCGAGAAGAATGACCTTGCTACCGCTCTGAAGCAGGCCCAGGAGGAGGCTTCGGGGTACACGACAAAGGTTACCGAACTGGAAGAGAAGCTGGCAGCCTCACAGGCTGAAGTGCAAGCTCTCAGTCAGGGTGAGATGCGCCTCCGTGCAGCTCTCAACGTAGGCATTGGCAGCGACAAGCTGGACGATTTCGCCGCGTTGCTGAAGGGCGACACCGCCGAAGAGGTGGCAGCCCACGCGGAGAAGCTGAAGGCTCTGTTTGGATCTGACCCCGCTCCAGCTCGTGCTACCGACCCGTCGCAAGGTTCTGCCCCACTGCCCCTCAACGGAGATCCGCTTGTCGCTTTGCTGACCTCCGCTGTAAACTAACCTGAAGGAGATTCCATGCCCGCTAACATGGGTAACGTAACTAAGCGCTCAGAGTTTAGTACTTTTCTCACCCCCGAAGTTGCCCAGCCGATCTTCGATGAGATCGCGCGCGTTTCGTTCGTACAGCAGCTCGCCACTAAGGAAGCCCTCGGCCCTTCCGGCAAGGCTATCCCGGTCTGGTCCGGCACGGCTAAAGCTAGCTGGGTAGCTGAGACTGCTCAGAAGCCGATCACTAAGGGCGGCTTCCAGAAAGTCGTGATGGAGCCGAAGAAAATCGCCGCTATTTTCGTGGTCTCCTCTGAGGTTGCCCGCGAGAATCCGCTGAACTATGCTCAGACGATGCGTAACAAGGTGGCTGAGGCTTTCGCTAAGGCCTTCGACGATGCAGCCCTGTATGGCATCAACTCCCCGTTTGGGGCTCACATGAACCAGACCACTAAGTCTGTCAAGCTGGTTGACGGCACCCCGGCTAAACCAGACGCCTACAAGGCGTTCAATGAGGGTCTGAGCTTGCTGGTCAACGACGGCAAGAAATGGACAGGCGCTATCCTCGACGATAAGGTCGAGCCTGTGATGAACAGCTCGCTCGACGCTAACGGGCGTCCGCTGTTCACCGAGCCTACCTACGTCGAGACTAACTCCCTGACCACTAAGGGCCGCATCCTTGGCCGCCCGGCCCTGCTCGGTAAGGGCATTGGTTCCGGCACGACTCGTGGCTTCATGGGTGACTTCAGCAAGATCATCTGGGGCCAGGTCGGCGGTATCACCTTCGACGTTTCCGACCAGGCTACCTTGGATCTGTCTGACGCTCAGGACGGTTCCGGTCTGGTCAGCCTGTGGCAGAACAACCTTGTGGCCGTTCGTGCGGAGGCCGAATTCGGCCTGGTTGTGCGTGACCCACAGGCTTTCGTGAAGGTCGTCGAGAAGTAATGGTTACGGTCGAGGATCTAGAAGCTAGGTGGGCATCCTCCGAGGATCTCACCGACGTTGAGCGGAAGGTCGCCTCGGCCAGGCTACAGGATGCCCTTGACCTCCTCCGAACCCGGATTGAGGATCTAAACACACGGGTCGTCGCAGACCCGGTGTACGCTCGCGTGGTTAAAGCTGTCTGCTGCGATGCGGTTATTCGCCTCCTCAGCAACCCGGAAGGGTTTAAGAGCGAGACCGATGGTAACTACATCTACGAGCGCTACGGCAGTCTCGCGGACGGGCGTCTGAAAATTCTCGACGAGGAGTGGGAGCGCTTAGGTGTGCGCCAGCGTGTGACTGTGGTTCACGCTGGCCCCAAACCCCCGTGGGAGGTCTAGTGAGCCTTCTTGACAAGGGCAACTGCTGGGTTGATGTTTACCCCGAAGTTGCTACCCGCGACCGGGACGGCAATACGTTCACTCACCCATCGAACAAGCCGAAGCGCTTGTGGGTGATGTGGCAGGCTCACGGTGAGAGCGGCACAGCCGCTCGGCGCCAGGAGCAAATGACCGAGGGGTTCTTCTCGGAGAACGTCGCTCGGATGCGTGTTCGGCGCGAGGATGCTGGCGTGAAGATCGGTCCACAAAGCTACCTGATGAAGGATGGCGAGCGCTGGGAGGTGTTCGGGTACCCAACGGAGTACCGAATGTCTCGGCGCACTGGCCACTTCGATTACACGTTGCGGAGGAGTTAGATTGGCTCACATCCAATGGTATGGCTCTGAGGCAGATACAAAACGCAAGA